AGCTTTTAGCCATGTCGGGTTATTGCAGATACCTACAATCAACGCTTTCAATGGCGATTCTTGTATGTCTTGCACAATTTCTTCAACGACCTTTGCTGGTCGACCTCGTTTCTTTGCTTCTTTTTTTGTATTCATATTAGTAACCTCCACCTCCTTGGATTGTGGCTAAACTGACGGAACTGTCAACATGATCTATTCCTGAGATTGCAGCATAGCGCAAAACATCTATGGGATCTTTCCAAGCTTCCTTTAATCCGCCATCTCCCGTGTATTCTGACAATGCTTGAATAATGTTCTCGCAATCGGAACTAATGTAGAAATGTGGACGGTTTATTGCATCCAGCGGCTTGGATGTGTCCCATGCCATTTTGCCAATCAACGCTTGTAACCCGTCATCAATATCGAGACCTGGAGCGGGAATGCAAACCATACCAGCATCGTTCAAATCTTCGATAATCGAGGATGAACCATCTTGCACCTGATACTTCGCAGCACCAAGTCGCGGGTCGATCAATCGCTCAAAGATTTCCTCTTCGCCCTCTAGTTCTTCAATAAGCTCAACATAGTCGCGGATGCCGTAGCCTTGTCCTTTTGCTCCCTCTCCAGGCATCCATTTACCACCACGCCACTCAGCCCAGTCGCCAACATCGACTCCAGGCCATTCACGATAAACCCACATCGTCCCAGTTTCATCCACTGCAATCCAGCACATGAACCAGTTTTTAGAGCCAGCAGGGTCGATAACGTGATACTTGGTAATGTTGTTTCTAGGAATCTTGTCGGGATCTACCACGTTCACAATCTTGTTGAATTTCGGGAACTTGGTAGCGTGTGACTTCATCGGCACACCATAGGCACGAATAAGAATTTCCTCCCGTGTTCTCCCTTTCAGTGTTTCCTTAATGCGGTCGTATCCACCAAAGGCATTATCTTGTGAATGGAAGTAATGCACGGAAGCGTTTAGCTTCTTTGATCTCTGGACGTATGGAACAAGCTCGTTATTGAGCAGCTCTGCTTCTCTGCTCTCGATAGTCGTTGCGCCATCAAGATACTCTTTAATCACCTCAGTCCACCCGTCGATAGGCGTGAACGTTACAAGCATCTTGGAGTTGCGAGTCGCAAGACGGAATCGCATCGTGTTTATCAGCTCTGGACCAAGAAGGTATTCGTCGAGCCATACGCCAATATTGTGCCATACGGGATTTCTAGATCCAAGCTCGGCGCCTTCCAGAATCGTAGGATTGTTCTGGTATTGTGAATAGGTCTTGAAGATGATTTGCGAGCCATTGGGTAGAATCAACGATGAATCCGTGAATCCAGTTTTCTTCTTGTAGGAAATGTAAGCGTTTGCGCTTGTGTATTTCGTTTTGAGATACTCAGGAAGCCATGCCCATACTGCGCTTTGTTGCTGACGAATGGACACTTCGGACGTTTGTGCGAAGCAGAATATCTCGGAATTGGGATTCTCTACCGCAGCACGGACAACGGAGAATGCGCCCCACTGGGTTTTTCCTGAGCGGTTGCCTCCTAATGCTAGGATTTCATTGACTTCTTTTAGCTGCTCCTCGGCTTTAACCCAGTGCGGCAGACGGAAGCCATATTGATATGGGTCTTTCTCAGCGTTCTCAATCGCTTCGTGATAAATGCGGTGGATAGACAACACCTCCTCTGGTGTCATCTGAATCAACTCCTCATCCGTGGGAGGTTTCAGTATCTGATGCTGTCTCCAAATCATACTATTTCCGCTTCAACTACTTTACCTTTAGCAATACGGCTTTTTGCTTCGTTGATGAGATTTGCTGCATCGTCTAAACTTGCGCCTTTGCGATGCTGAACATCGGTCGTTGCCATGCCAGTAAGCTGTGCCGCCTTGTCTGTGAGAATGCCAACGGTGATTGCTAGCTTCTCAGGGGAGATTTTAGCAAGGCTATCAGGATCGTCAAAGAGTTGCGTAGCTCGTTCAAACAACAAGTCAGTGTATTCCTGCGCTGCAATAGCGTAACGCATTGAGAACTCTTTGCGCTTAGTCTCTAGGGTGTCGTTATGCCGCCATTCTAGTTGTCGAATAGTCTCCCTGCCAACCCCAGTTTTCTTGGATATTTCGGTAATCTTGGCTCCTTGAGATAAGAGGAACAATGCTAATGCAGCCTTGTGCGGAGCGTAATGTTCTATGTTGTTCCGTGGCAGCAACTTAGCACGTTCTCTTACCTCAAGAAACCACTCGCTCTTGTCAGGACGATCATCGTAGTAATTGTCTTTCAGTTTCTGGAGTTGTTCTTCGCTCATAAGTTTCGCCTTGCTGAAAGAAGTAAACTCTATTCAAATATCGAATTCAAGTCTTCTTTTTCTTCAGGTTCAGTTTCTAATCCAAATCCTTGACTTTGTTCAAATTCTCTTGCTCTATTTGCCAATTCAGCAGAAAAGTCAGGATCACCAGACGCTTGGTAGGCTAATTGAGTCATTCCTTGTCTTGTCAGAAACATTTCTTTTGCCATTTTATTGTAAGCATCATTCATATTGCCTGCAAGCGCACCTTTAGAAAGCGTTCTTTTTAACGAATCAAGATTTTTTCCATTAGAAAGAATTGCTGCTAAATATCTATTTTTAAGATCTGTTGCCATTCTGCCTAAAGGAATATAAGCGATAGAAATATTTGGACCTAATCCACCTTGCAGAGCAACTTTTTCAGCTGAAGGTTTAGTAATAATGTTTGCTTCATACAACTTAGCGACATCGTAAAGTTGTTGGGCAGTATCTTTGCCCAAAACAATTTGTATTTTTTTAGCAAACGGAGAAATACCTGTGCTATTAGCACTCTCATAATCAAAAATAAATTTCTTTGTGTCAAACGGAGCTTCAAATGGAGCATTTGCAGGACTTGTTCCTCCAGGGTATTTATCAAGCAAATTTCGAATAAAGTCACCTTTGAAAAGATTTCTTGATTCTAGTGATGCTTTACTCAATTCATACATTGCATTTGCTGTTTGCGTGGTAGATTTGCTTGAAAAAATTGCTTGAGAAAGTATGTCAGGATCAATGTTGTCAATCTTGCCATTTTTAATTAGATCAAATATAGCAGAATTTGCGATTTCCGCTTCTTCTTTCTGCGCTTGAAGTCTTTTAGTGATCGTTTTGGCAAAGTTTTTTCTTTCTTGCTCTGAAAGAAGTGATCCCATGTTTTTAACATCATCAAATGTTAATTTAGCTGGGTCAAGATTTTTGAATCTGCTTAGATGCAAATCCAAATCTTTGACAGCTCGTTGTTGAGCTTGAGATTGATTCCCAAAAAGAGCATCAAAAAATCCAGAATCAACTTCTATTTTTTTAGCTCCACCCTTGCCTATTCCAATATCGTTCATGTGTTGCAATTGCAACAATTCTAACATTTTATCAGCTTGCCCCGCTTTAGTTGGATCAGCTGCTTCAAGCTCACGCATAGACTGGATGACTTTTTTAATTGTCTCAGGCTCTCTCATTACTGCACTTACAATAGCTCTAGGATTTGTGCTTTGTTCACCTCCAGCCTCTTTTAATATGCTACCAAGAAGATTGTTATTGTATTTTTGACGAGTTTCAACATCTTGAGCATATTGTTCAAAAAGATTACCAACATTTACATCACTTCCATCAGGTAGTTTTGCATTAAGAGACCCAAAAACATTTCTGCGATAGTCAGATAGCCCTGCTGCTATTTTGCCAGCAAAAACATCACGACTTTTACCACTAGCTGCATCGTCAGATCGAGCTTCTCTAAATCCTTTTACGAACTCATCAAAATCTTCAGACCTTAATGGTCTTGATAATAATGTAAGATCATCAATTTCTTTGACTAAATCTTGAGGCAATCTTAAATTGCTCTGCATAAAAATGTCTGCTCTGGCCTGTGCAGCTTTAAGAAGCTCAGGGGCATCTCTGCGCATGACTAAACGTCTGGTTATGCTGTCGGCAGCTGATTTATTGGCGGCTCCAGATGGGTCAGCCTGTCTACTTATTGCGTAAACTTGATCTAGCATTTCTTCTGGAGTTA